TGTGGCCGAACCATAACCGTTGGACCACCCGCCTGCGTTCAGAGTCTCGATCTGGTCGGGGGCCTGTGACACCCAGCTGGTGCCGTTGAAGTACTCGGGGTAGTTCGTGGAGGAGTTGAAGCGGTAGTCCCCCGCGCTGCCGGTTGGCCTTTGCGCCGTCGTTCCGACTGGGAATCCCAGAGCCCCAGTTCCGGCAAAGTTGCCGTTGCCAGCCGGGTCCAGAGTGATGTTGGCACTACCACCAGTGACATCACCACCGATGCGTGTCTCACCTGTTCCTAGAACAGCAAAGGTAGGGGTGTTACCACTCAGGACATCATAGGCATAGGTTCCAGAGGATCCTACAGGGTTCTGAACACTAATCTGTCCATCAAAACCAACACGAACACCTGTCTTATCAGAGAAACTAACATCGTAATCACCAGCAATCACCGGACCAGTGAATTTACCAGTTCCCCCTGAGAGTGTGCCAGTGGTTCCAACACTATCACCAGCATTTGCAGGACTGAGTGAAGTGCCTTGTCTCTGATAACCTGAGTCTCCGCCACCACCACCTGAACCACCACCAGTGGCGCCACCGACAACTGTCCAAGTCTGTCCGACAGGAATAGTAATCGAAACGCCATCATCCACTGTGATGGGTCCTGCAGTCATTGCATTGGTGTTATCATCCAATGTAAAGTCGTTTTTAATATTCTGATCGTTCTCATAGAAGACTTTATCGCTACCACCACCAGTTGGCATCAACTCAGTTGTACCACCTACATCAGTATCAACCCATTGTGCACTGTCGGCATCCTGATAATAGATGTAGAGCTTACCTGTCTCGGTATTAAACCAAAGAGTGTTAATCGCAGGATTGGCAGGAGGATTGGGCCCAGAATCAACAGTGGCTCCACCGCCACCAGAACCGTCACCATTTCCACCAACTTCAACCCACTGATTACTATCCTCGTCGGTATAATAAATGTAAAGAATACCGCCAGTCGTGCTACTATCCCACCAAAGTTCACCTTGAACCGGATTAGGTGGAGGAGTTTCAGAAACAATAACAAGAGATGATGTGGAGTCTGCACTGGTGTCAACCCACTGCTCAGAGTCTACATCTTTGTAGTAAATATAAAGCTTACCATTATCGGTATTGAACCACAGATCGTTAGGTGATGCGTCCTCTGGAGGAGTAGCAGAAGATGTAATTGTCAGTCCGACACCATCTACAGATCCAGTCCAAGCATTACCAGTCCAGATGTAAGTTGCACCATTCGTTGTGAAATCCGGCGTAGAGGTAGGACTATAAGTATTAACCGGATTCTGAGCTGCCGGATTAGCGGGAAAATTTAGTGACATTGGTTAACTGCTCGGTCTTACATCTTTCCAGGTACCATTAACCAACACCTTAAGGTGTCCAGCAACGGTGTCATACCAAAATGAACCATTCGCCGCAGTTACTGGAGCAGAAGCACCAATAATTGCATTGTTTTCATCAGAAACAATGGTGGCACCAAGAGAGGTCCACTTCGCTCCATCATAAACATAAACAATATCATTTGTAGCAGTAAACTGCTGTTCTGGTGTAGCGGGATAGGGGAACTCTAATGGAGTTGACATTTGATCTCCTTGTTATTTTTATTTATCAGGCTTTGATACAATGAATAATCAAACGATTATCGTGCCCCAAAGTGGGAAGATTGAAGGTAGTGGCACCGTTTCCAATTCCAAATGATGTTCCGATAACAGCAAACAAATCCGAATATGTAGATCTACTAACAGCAGAACCATCACACTTCAGATAATCTGTAGGTGGGTTCTGATTTGCAAATGTAATAATCGTTCCGCAAGGATTTCCATCACCATACGATGAAGTTGTAGTCGTCGTTTCTGTAGATGCAGTTGATACGGTTGATGCGGCGACGTAAGTATCAATAGCAGTTCTCAGAACACCTGGTGTAAGAACCACATCAGTAGCTGTTCCTTCTAAAGCTTCTGTTACAGTAGCAATTCTTGTGATACCAGCAGATGAATGACTAGCATCAGCGATGTTCAGGATTGGTTCTTTCTTTGTTCCAGTAATTGTCAGAGGACCTGATGTCAGAATGTTCTCGACATTAGAAGTCTGACCAGAAATGTTCTGTGTAATTACCCATTGTGATGAATCTTCATCAATATACCAGATGAACATATTGCCACTGACAGTGTCAAACCACATATCATTGACTTCTGGATCTGCTGGTGGATTTTCACCCTGACTGATGTAACTATTACCTCTTGCTCCATTGTCAGGAACGGGACTTGCATCAACCCACTGACTACTATCTGTGTCTTTATAATAGATGTATAATCTACCAGAAACATTATCCCACCAAAGGTCACCTGCTTCTAGGTCTGGGTGAGTTTCTGGTGTTGGAGGTGTGTCTCCAAGATTAATAACTGCAGGAGGAGGTGTGGGTGTAGCATCCAACCACTCTCCAGTGTTAGTTGCAGGATCAATAACCCAAATCTTTAGTCTTCTTTCATCGGCATTTGTGTCCCACCACAGGAAACCAGGAATCTCAATAACTGGTGGTGTTTCATAGATAACCGCTGGCGGTTGAATGGCAGTTTCCCACGCACCAATGGAACTGTTGTAAATGTACTTCAGTCCCGAAATGGGATCATAATACGGTTGAGAAGTATCGGTTGGAAAATTAAGAGCCATTACTTATTCAGCAGCTGGTGGAGGAGTGATTTAATTTCATCTATCTCATTACGAAGAGTGTTTAATTCAATAGAGTTTTGTTGATTTGCTCTAGCCTGTTCTTTGGCCAGACGATACCTAGATCTCTCGGAGCTCTCGCGATTAACGATCACTCCGGTGTCAGCATCTTTATAGAGATTGGGATGTCCCTCAACTGGTTGTTTCATAATATTATTTATTCAGTGACAACCAATTGCATATCGTCAATGATAGGTGTAAGAGCGGGGTTCTCAACCACCATAACGATCTTGATAGCGAGAGCGTCAAACTTAGGAAGATCCTGAGCTGTCCAGACCAGGGACTTAAATCCAGCAGGTCCAATCTCAGCAGGATTCACATTGTCACTATCTCTCACTGTGATGAGATTGACATCATCAGGAAGACCAGGAACAATCTGTCTGTTCTCAATCAGTTGATTCTGTTGATTGGAATCTACCACTCGTGCAATCAATTCCTGTTCAGGATTGAAGGGAATCCAGTTTCTACCGGACAGGTTACCGTCGAAACCAACTGCTCTCGGACGATAGAAACATCTGATAGAGTCCTTGGTGTAGTAACAAGCGCTCAACTTAAGTTGAATTCCATCACACTCACTCTCAAAGATGAAGAGTTTCGATTGGAACTTAGACCAAGCAGAACCTCTGTTATTCACCTCAGGATAATAGAGGTCTCCATCTGCCACATCAATCTCAGCTGTCATCAAATTGATGTCTGAGTTACTGAAGACAGGAGCGTTCTTCAGATGACGAACGTGATCGCCTCTGAGTTGAATTCTACCAGTTGCAGAATCGAAGTTGTCAATGTTGGCGGTTCTGGTTACACCATCTCCACTTGTCCATTCCAGGTCAGTGTTATTAGTCAAACCTAGTGCAGTTGCATTACCTGCCAGTTTCAGAGTTGCTTTCTGAACACCAAAGATAGGATCAGAAGGATTTGGATTATTGACCAAGTTACGAATCACATTCGCATTTGTTCTTTCCAGGTTGATAACAGGTGAAACTGCATCACTGGTAGAGAGAAGGAAAACAGCAACTTCAAGAGACTTCTGTTCATTCAGTCTTTGTGAATCATTGAAGAATGCTTCGTTGATTTCATTAACAACTGTCTTAACTCCATTGAAGTAATATGTTTCAAGAAGTTCGATGTCATAAGAAGTTTCTTTGGTGTACTTGTTTCTCGACAGTTCCAATGCCAGTGGCGAAGAACTTGTCTGAACTCTAATTGCCTGATCAACTGACAAACCAATTGCTGGTGTAGTTGTAGCAGTCAGTGTTGTTGATCCAAATGTCATCGCACCTGTAGTGATGTTGATGCACTCATACTCTTTGTTAGTAGTAATCTTGACACCAGATCCACCACCTCTAGACTTAGCGGTTGCATCTGTACTAACTTGAATAGAGAAGTCATTCAGTCCAGCGTCAATAACAGTGTGAAGAGTGTTCAATTCATTATCGGGAATGCCACCAACTTCACCACTGACACCAGTGATAGCAACCAAGTCACCAGGTAGGAGACTGTGCCACATGCAATGGATCTGAACAATCTTAGGATTAGCACCGAACTGAGTGGAACCACTCACCAATGAATTGTTACTAGTTCTAATTGGGTTCTTATCTAGTAACCTACCTTCGATAGGTGCATTCACCATATCAATTCTACCAACAGTGTTCCTGATGAAGATTGCTCTTGAAAGGTTGAACTTGATATCCTGTGTCTGGTCTGCTGTCCACAAACCACCATTCTGTGATTTGAACAACGAACCCAGAGATGCAACCTTAGTCACCCTTCTAGTAGTTCCGATTTCATTCTCACCAATCTTGGCTGTGTAAGCCTTGTACTTCAGTGAAGTAGGTGCTTTCAGAACGAATGAATAGGTTGTGTCTCCCAACAGATAGATAGGTGTTTGGAACCTGAACCTTGTTTCTGCTGTTGCATCTTCAGATGTTGCAACACCCATATCAACAGCTTTCTCACCTTCAGATGTTCTCACTGCCACCGTGGCATTTGAACCAGAGGTGTCACTAACCGTGGCACTAGGGATCTTGGTGTATCCACTACCAGAGTTGGTAATGTCAATTCCATAAACTCTACCTTCTCCAGTACTACCAACAGCACCAACTCTAACAGTACCAGTAGCTGTCACACCACCAGGAAGTTGAGGAGCCGTGAATGTCACGGTAGCACCACTACTGTAGTTTTGTCCCACATCAGTGACTTCAGCGTATTCAATGTTGATTTCATCTTCCACAATGTTGAATGTAGAAGTCTGTGCTGGTGTTGTGTTAGGTGTAAGTTCTTCACCTGTCACAAAGTCTCCAACATAATTAACAAACACCAAATCATAAACTGTGTTACTCACATTCTGATTAGTGTTCTTAGATGCTGCACTGAATGTGATAGCTTCTTGGAGAACACCTGTAGAACCAGTAACTGAACCAGTGAATGTAGTTCCGGCGGGAATAGTTGTGGATGTCACACCAACTCCCAATTCACACTTCACTCTCAGTGTTGTGTTTGATTGCTTAACTGCAATGGAATAAGGGAGAATGGTATCAGTCGGAACTTCACCATCAGTTGTGGTAATGTAACATTCAACTGCTTGTGTGGGATCCTTTGTTTCAAAGTAGACACCAACCTCAGAAAGGAACATTCCATCAGGATACTCATTACTGTCAATAGTAAATGTCTGAGCAATCGGGTCATCGTCATTCCAGAACACTGGAGTTTCGACCCTTTGAACAACTGTTCTCTCTCGAATAGTCTCAACTCTCTCAACCCTTTCAATAATTCTAGGTGCAGGAGGAGGACCAATGACCCTAGCGGCAACTGTCGTTCCACCAGGTTGCCATCTATTCTCTGTCTGGGTGACACTTCTAGTTCTACTGAATGCCGGAATTGTGGTAGCAACGATTGTCTCTTGCTTATCCTGCAGAACACCACTTGCTGTGTAAGTGGTCTCAGCGAAACCTTCCACCACTTCCAAATCTTGTGAGTTGGTCTTGGAGGTTGTAATTCTGAACTTTCTAGTTCCGTTGTTGAATGAACGAGTAGGACCAGATGTCTGATATGAAATCCTAGCCATACCATTATAAGGTTGTTCCGGAACAGGAGGCCTGCCATTAGGGATGACAAAGATACCAGCAACAGTACCAACATTGTCACTCATAATAGGATAACCAAATCCTTGGCTATTCACACCAGGAGTGCTTCTGTATCTACCACCCCTCTGGTTGTCAACGGCGAACCATTCTGTACAGTCAACATCATCAAAGTAGATGTAGTAACGAGTGTTGGGTTTCAACCTTGCGGCTTCAACTCTCACCTGACGAGTTCTCATCGTTCTGGCAAGAGACACATCAGTGATTCTGTCACCATAAGATGTTTCTTGTCTTCTACCTGTGCTGACTCTGATGTCTGTTCTGGTCTGAGTTCTGGCCTGTTGAACAGATCTTGTAGTTGTAGTAACTTCAACAGCAGGGTTCCAGTTGTTAGCTGTACCAGGACCTCTACCAGCATCTTGTGGTGTGTTTGTCCTGTTAACATCTGTTCTAACCCTACCAGTATCCTGCCAGTCACCCCAAACAGTTCCCATACCTGCTCTGGTCATTTCCTGAGTCAAGTTAACCATAGAGTCAAAGAGACTGTTATCTCTGATCACCAAATCCGGTTGTTGGCTGGTGTCAGTCCAAGTATCAATAGCAGGACTCAGTTCAACTTCACCATCATAACAGAAGACGGTGTAAGGCTGAAGGTTGACCGATCTTGTAGCAAATGGTTGTGTAGTAAAGACACCTTCACTATAATCCAACATCAACTGTGGACCAGCCTTTCTATAACCGTTAGGAACTCTAGAAGCCTGGTTCTGTGCAACCTCAATCAACTCAACCTGATCGGTATAGTGAGGAGCTCTCAGGTGAGTGGCAATCTCATCGATTGAACATCTATAGTACTCGGAACCTGTTGCACCCTGACCGTGAGTTGAGAAGTTATCAACCACCATTCCATTCTTGAATCTATCGAGTCCGGTAACGGCATCTCTCACATTCATATTGAGAGCTGATTGTTCCAACAGAGACAGAGAAACCAGTTCTTCCAGTCTACCGATTCTCCTTTCCAGAGAAACGATATCCTTCATCTGATAACTCTTATAGTTAAACTTATTAGTCTTAATTCCTTTAATGTTAAAGGTGTAGGGAGACAGTTTGAAGTCGTAAAGTCTGATACCTGTAGCAATGTCAGGTGGTGCAATCGGTTCATCAGCTGTCGCACCTTCGACAATAGTAATTGCACCGGACTTCTCCATGAACAAAGCATCAATCTTAGCTTGATAGAATGCCAAGTTACATTCAAAGTTAGAACCCGTTACTGGAATTCTAGGTGCAATACCATTACCATCATTTGATGAGTTTCTGAAGTTAGTTGCTTCTAGGGCACCCTTACCTGGAGTGATAGAAGGAAGATAAGAAGGGTTAGCTCCTGCAGTGTTGACAATAGGTCTGAAGTCAACACAATCTCTCAATTGAACATAAAGGTCAATTGTACTCTCACTCAGAGGGATACCAGCAATTGGTGCATAAACGGGGATGTCAGCATAATTGACACCACCATCAGAAATATAGGAGTCTACACTAAAGAAGTCGCCATCTCCACTATGATCGAAGTAATCGAATGTGATTGACAGAGTGTCTGTCGCTGGTGGCGCACCATCCTTGAGTTCCAGAGTTGAGATGCCATAGAAGTTATCTCTCTGTCCATCGTCAAAGTCATAGTTATCTCTCACATCAATGTCATTAGGTGCCATCGTCATTTCTGTGACGGCGATGCCATCTGCCACACCCAAACTAATGATGGGTTCTAGAGCAAGGTCACCAGTCACTACAATTGTCTGTGTCTTCTTGATCTTACGTTTTGCTTTTGCGTTAGACACATAAACAGGGAGAATGATCTTCAGAGTAGCATTATCTTTAATGGGAGTAGGGTCAGCAGGGTCTGAGAATGTCAGAGTGATCTTTCTACCCAGATCAGTAACATTGGCACTCACCACAGTGAGTTGTCTTCCCAATTCTTCTGTACCATCACTATCGGTGACAGTTACAATGGTGTCAGCTGCACCTTGAATAAACTGTTCGTTTGCTTTATTGGTTTCAAGGGTAATGAATGTAGATCCGGCAGGAATGGCGTTTACAAATTCCTGAAGGACATAATAGTTGATGCCGGTAGCATCTGGATCACTCTCCAAGGATGCCACAGTCTCCTGTGGTAACTGGAAGAGGAGGTTGTTGTTAGGTTGTCCCTTCGGCTTAATTCTGACTCTACTGACAACCGCACTGTTCACATCTGCAACCAGAGGTGTAGTCAGATAGATGACAGATGAAACTCTGTTCTGACCATATCCAACAGGTTCTGTTGCAAAGTAAACCAAATGACTCTGTTGGTTACCATCGGAGTCAAAGAAGGTGATCAAATCACCAAACTGAAGTTGTTGTGAAGGATCACCACCAAAGTCATTACAGACTAAGGTTGTTCCATCTTTTGCTCCACTGAAGATAGATCCAGCAGCAACTCTAAGAATATCTGTTTCCAGATTATTCTCAATAGCCATATCAGCAGAGAAGTTTGTGGTATCTGCCAGGAATGAGAAGAATGACTTTGTCTTAGAGAAAGAGTTTTCAGTCTTAGCGGGAATAGTAACGACATATCCTGTCGTGGTGTCACCACCAGAAGTTGCAACAGCAACAACGTTGATTCTACTCTTCTGTAGTGCAGATCCCTCAGGATAAGGGAAGTTTCTGATAATTTCTCTACCAGCAGGTGTCAGAACAATCTTGTTTGCGATTGCATCGTGTGTAAAGTCGGTAGTTTGTGCCAGAGTTTTTGTTGAACCCTGAGCTTGCAGTTCAATAGATGTTACACCTGAAAGATCGGGAACTGCTGAATGAGTGAACTCAAATCCAATAGGATCACCTGTTTTAGCAATTCTACCAATCTTCTCTGACCCATCCGCCAATTTTTGTTTTACAAACTCACCCGGTTCAAATTCACCAACGATGTTAGAAACAATCAACAATGAGGGGGAACTATCTGCAACCACTGTGCCAAAGGTTCCACTCTTCTCACCAATTACTTGGTCTCCCTGGACCCAATCAACATCATATTGATTATCAAGGTCATCCTGAATAATCACAAGTTGAGTGAAGAATTCGCTCTTGATAACTCCCATGTCATATGTGGAGTCAAAAGATGCGACCGCCATCGTGTTGCCAGAACCAACATCAATTCGACTTTCAATGATGTTCTTAGGTTCCAGATAACGAGGATAGATGATACCAGCAGGTGCAGGATCAATTTCAACTGCAACTAGAACATTCTGTCCGCCAATCTGGTTGATGACATCTCCTGTTCCATCTGCAGGTGTTCCATTGTATCTGGCAACAATCTTATCACTAGGACAGGTAACAACAGCACCTTTACCATCTGCATAAATGACAGTTGAAACACCAGGTTCTGTAATGTCTCCAGGTGTAATGTCGGTTCCATCTACAGTGACGTGGAACGTTCTAGGGGGAGGAGAACCGGCATTGATGGGTTCGCCAGTAGCATCCAAAGACTCACCAACATATCCATCATTGAAGTTTCTGTAGAGTGTAACACCAGAGAATGCAACGGTGTCAACTTCTGCTGTGGTGTTAGAGAAACTAGGAGCGTTATAAACGTTTGTCAGTTTGAGATCGAACGGAGTTGTGATAGGAACAATCGCATTCGGTCTGAAACTCTGAGTTCTGGGTTTCTTACCATAAAGGTAAACAGGTTGATCGATAGCAACATTGAAACCCTGGACATATGCTTCACCAGGACTTAACTTGAGAACATAGTAACTATCTGCCTCCTGGAAGGTCATTGGGTTGGTTTCTTGAGAACCAGGGACAGGAGGATAAAGACCATCTACATCAGCGTTATAAAGTCCGTTTACATCCTCTGTGTTCCAGTATTCCAAAAGTTCAACTGGAAAATCAGTGATGATGTAGTTACCAGACTCATCCATTGTCCTCTTAGCGAGGATGTCATACAACCAGTTCCAGTTTTGTTGTTTGGTTGGTTCCTTAACGATGTTACCCTGAAGTAGAGTAACAATCTGAATAAAGTTATCAACGATTGCTTCATTGGTCGTCTTGGCAAGAATAAGACTCAACTTCAGTCTATCTGCACCAGGAGCAGCAAAGTTAGAGGACCCCTGTGCATTGTCTAGGAGTGCAGGGTCATCATTAGATGTAATAAACTGTTCAACAACATTGAAACCCACCTGATAGGAAGGAAGGGTGGAATACTTTTCCAATTCAATTGTTTGTCTGTCATTCCTGACTGCAATACCATCAACAAAGTAGGAACCCTCTTCGACAGTGAACAGTGAACCCCTACCCAATGCAGGACACTCTTGGAGTTGTCCCAAAACGTAGACAGCTAGAGGCTTACTCACACCACTAACACCAACCACAGCAGTGTATCTGTTGGGGGTGTCAGACTCTAGAGTTTCACCTTCAATAAAGGTTTCATACTCACTGGTGTTACCAGAAGTCTCATAGTTGACATAAAATGTAATATCATCTGCTTCTGTCTCTGGAGTTGCGTGGTTGACAGTAGCAACAACACCAGAAACTGTACCAGTCAGTTTATATCCAACAAACTCAGCCGCAGTAGCACCCTGCGTGATTTCCGCCATTCTGGCATATGCTGATACCCTATAAGCATATTCACCAGGAACAACAGTGTCACCATTCTTGAGGAATCGTGACATAAACTGTTCGAGCTGATTTTGTTGCATCAGCTGCATGTTTGTCAATTCCCTTGCCTGAATAGGGAACCCAGCCTTGTACAGAATACTATAATAATCTGATACAGGAGTATAATCTGCGTAATAAGGACTTACGTTTAAGTTCTCTTGAATGGGCATCTTGCTTGACGATCCTTTTTGTTATTTAGAAGGCGATAATGAGGCTTACTCTCTCAGATTGCTGAGGATCACGAACGATTGGTGAGATGTTCGAAAGGTAATTCATATAACCAGAATACTTGGTCAAATCTGGATTTGCATAACCATTAACGAAAGTCATATCCGAAAGTTCACCTGTAAAATCAAAGATAGAACCAACCAATTCGGATGTCAATCCAATAATATTACCATCTCCAGTAAACGGATACAATTCACCATCCTCATCAATGTTATCAGCACCTTGGACATATCTCAACACACCATCATCAAAGTCCCATCCCACAACAGTTCCTCTTGCAATCTTGTCTTGACCATCAAATTTGATTTCTTGTGTAATAGTCTCACCAATGATGTAAGACTTTGTTTGAGGAATGCCTGTCAGTTTCAAAGCATAACAAGCATTCAACGAAGTTGCATTTGATTTTGTTGATTCAAAGTCCTGTAGAATACCTACTTGACGGAAAGGACAGGTGTAGTGATCAACAAAAAGTGGAGTGTTGAGAGTGGAGAACACACCAACTCTGGTTCCTCCCAGATGTCTAACAGTGTCTGAACCCCATCCACCTGGTGGTGAGATGATAACTGTAGTTCTCAACTCTCCGTTACCTTGTGGGTCCAGTCCATTAACTTTGAGGTCTAGGTCAGCAAGAGTTTGATAGACATTATTAGTAGAGAAATCTAGGGTTCCAAATGTGTAACCGGCTCCATTTCTTACCATCTCAATTTTAGAGATGACTGTGTTACTGATATAAACTTTAGCGACAGCACCCAATCCATCACCCTGAATGTGTGCATAATAAGCAGAGATTTGATTAGTTGCACCAACAGGATTGGTGGTGTAAAGTAAACCACCATTATCAATCAAAACGGTGTAAACTTCGCCTTCTTTTTGAATGTTTGCATCTGCAGGGTTCACTGGCATCAAATTGTCAGTAGAACGACTCTCTAAAATAGAAGTTTCAATTCTATAAAGTCTCAACCACTGGTATCCATCAGATGTGTAAAATGGGTCATCACCCTCACCTTGTGGTTCTACCGTAGATTGAAGATTGGTGTTATTATCTAAACAAACATAGACAACATTGAGGCTATTGAGAACGTAGAACTTGGCATCATAAAGGTTGCTAGCCCCACTAAAAGATTTATTGACTTGGCTATAATTATGTTGATATCTGTCATAAACAACACCACTCACCCACCTAGTTTTAGGAATCATATGATAGGTATCATTGGGTTGAATTCTATTCAACGCAATCATATTATCATAGGTCGTGTAGAAGTCCTTATAGTTATTTTGGGGTGGTGGTGGCAGGTTATCATCCAGCCAGGGTTGAACCCTACCAAGAAAAACATAACCATTGGCATTGGTGTCCTTATTGAAGGACTCAATGAGGTTTTTGGCGTTAGTAATTCTTAAATCGTTGGTATTGACAGTTGCCATTTTATGGTGTCTTTATTGTTATTTATTAGTAAGAATAGGGATTATATGGCGTGGGACTTGGTGTCGGGGTGGGCGTGGGACTGGGTGATGGGGTCGGGCTGGGCGTTGGACTGGGTGTCGGCGTTGGAGTAGGAGTTGGGCTTGGTGTCGGACTCGGTGTTGGAGTAGGAGTGGAGACAGGAGTAGGTGTGGGAGTGGGTCTCGGAGCGACATATGGTGTAGATGTTGGGGTTGGAGTGGGAGTTGGAGTGGGGGTGGGAGTTACATCCTGAACAGTTTCCTCTACATTTACCACTGTAATTTCATTGATAGTTGATGTAATCGGTGCAGCTGAGACTGTCAGAGCAAAGGTGCTCACATAAACCTCTTCTGCTTCAAATTCAATGTCAACTGACTGATTTACATCCAATTCAGAGAACATAATGAAACCAGAGGGATGAATGATGTCATTCACAAAATTCTCATACTGAACTCTCTGAAGAGGAGATTTGATGTTATAAGAGAACCTTTGATAGTAGTAGGAGTCTTGAATGTGGGCATAAACTGTGTCCAACATTGACATATCAGTGATGAACCTACCAATCAGGTCAGTTGTTCCCTTAATATTGATTCTAGCATCTGCCTGTCCATTGACAATAACCATTCCTTCTGTTCCAATCTCATCGTAAAGTTTCTCTCCAAATCTGAGATTACCTTTTACTTTTTCTAAAGTGATTTGTTGGAGATTAGGGTCATAATCAATAACTGTTGCTGTGACTTGTTTGTTAGTGACGATACCCTGATAAACTTCACTTCCTTTCATAAATTCGCCAGTTGGGTTAGCAACAATGACTTTTGTCTCAATAAGAAGTTCTGGTTTAAGAGCAGAATCAGAAACAATCTTTCTACCAGGACTTAACACTCTTGCGGATGTAATCCGACCGATGTCATCTGTTGTAGAGACGTAACTACCTTGTTCTTCCACCAGTTGAAGTGCAGGCTGCCTATAGAATTGACCACCTTCAGTAACTTCAATGTTAGTAATAACACCATTTTCTACAGTGGCAACACCCTCTGCACCATAACCAGAACCCTGTTCATCATAGAAGATGACAGTAGGACTGACATATCTGTCTCCACCATCAAGAACAGTAACTTTCTGAATGGCTTGTCCAAATTCATCAAAGATGGAAGATTGTTCCTGTAAGTCAATAGCAACAACTGCTCTATCAGCTGTCTTCTTATACAATCCTCTGGCCCAGGGAATTTCAGAATAACCAACACCAGGAGAAGCAACCTGAACAATTGCTGCCTTATCCGTCACTCTATCACCTTTACAGATGTAAGAGACATTTTGATTATCCACTCCTAACAATTCATTAGTGTAGATGTAGAAAGTTCTGTTTGAAATCTCTGAACCCAAGATGGGATCAGGTGTACTGGAATAGTTGGAACCACCAGTTAATAGTTCAACACTGGTAACAGAACCACCACTAGAGAATGGTTCAACTCTTGCAAAACCAAATGCACCCTGACCACCACCACCGGTAAAGGAGATGATGAAGTCTTCTCTGTAGAACTTACCACCAGAAATAAGGTTAAGAGTTCTGACTGACTGTGTTTGTGGGTCAATAGCCACAGACACCTCACATTCAATCACTCTACCAGCTTTGACCACACTATGAGACTGATTAACTTCAGGGAAACTAGATCCTGTGAAGAACACTGTGTCTCCCACATCCAACTGGTGAGGTACATCGGTTGTAACCACATAGAGTGCTCTTGTGGTGTCAATCATCGGTGTTCCGTTAGGAAGGTCGATTGGAGTGTCGTTATAACCTCTTACAAATAGAGCATTGTTACGGATGTCAGGACCCAAGTCCTTCAGCAATGCAGTTTCATTCTGATTATCAATTCCAGGAGCACCGAGTTGGAACTCTACCTTATCTCCAGGAATAAACAGGTCCAGTTCATTGAACCACAGTAGTTCTTTATCTCCAAGTTCATCAATCTGTCCAATAGGAGTAATGATGTCAGGACCAGGTCCAACCTCACCACCAGGAATTTTATCCATTGCATATTGGCTGGTGATTGCACCTGATGGGTTACAAACAGTCCACTGTTCGTCACCACTCTCATCTCTCCAGTAAACATACATTTTACCTGAACGAGGAGACCAGAATAAGTTACCAAATTCAATAGCACTTCCATCTGGTTTCTGTGTGGGTGCTGTATCTGAAATCATTGATGTGATTTCATTAGAATAGATACTAAAACTAGTTGCGGCAGCTGTGTCTTCTGGATAAACCTCATCCAAAGCATAGGACTCATTATCGTGTCCTAGAGGAGCAATACCTGCAGGATCGGTGATAACCCACTGTGCAGTGTTTTCGGCATAAACTCCAGTCTCTTGATAAGTCTGTAATCCATCAGTATACCAAAGGAACAGGGTTCCTGTCTCTGGTGTCCACCACAAGTCACCCATTTTGTTGGGTGATCCGTCAGATCTCTTATCTGGAGCAGTGGTGGCGATAGTAATGACATTTGGGCCACCAGGAACCAAAGTCTGGTCAGGTGGATTTTCAAGAGCAGTAACGAGAGCATCGTCACTTGCCAAACTATATCTGTCTTCGCTCAGGTCACTAAGAGGAACAGTACCCAATGGTTGAGTCACAACCCACTGTGAAGTGTCACCATCATCATAATAGATGAATAGACGACCATCCCAGATAGACCACCAAAGATCACCTGGTTTGGTGTTATCTGATCCAATTCCGGCTCTAGGTCTATGGGGAGAAACTATGACATCATTAGGGTCATTGGATCCTACAACAGATTCCAGTGTAATGTTAGCCAATCCATTGGCAGTCAACACCAGAGCTGAATTCTGTTCAACTTGCAATTCAGAATCAAGGTCAACTGATGTAGTCAGTACTTCTGGAGTACCAACAGGCAATCTTACTGGTTTATAGAGATTATCATAGAAAGACGGTAGCAACACACCATTATCATCTACCTGCTCATTAGGTGAAATAAGACGCAAAGTACTGACATTGACAATCAGTTGTTTCGTGCTTGGATCATAAGATTCAACCGTAGCAATCGCATTGTTCCAAGTTCTGAAACTGGTGTCTTTCACAAAGGTAAAAGATGTATTGACATTCATAGAGAGATCGAGTCTCTGTCTATGAGAAATCAAAGTAGCTTCAAGAAGTTTACCACCAGCCAATTCAATATCTTTTCCTTCCAGGTAGGTAACAATTCCAACTGCTCCACCACCAGCACCTGTAATCTCATCTTCAATAACAGATGAATCATCATAGTAGAGAAGATCATTGATCATAGTGTTATCAGGAAGTCCATCCTGAACCAAGATGCCAGTGATACCACCTGTGGTGGTTCCTGTAATTTCTACCTTCAGGTCATCCTTAGGTTGATCTTCCAATCCAGTATCCCTGAACCTTCTCATCAGGTCAGTGTCAAGAACTCTCTGTGGTGTGTAAGGAGAAGGACCAAATCTTATCTTCTCTGGATAAGGTTGAGTGTTCCAGTTGATATACCACTCAACAGGGAAGTTCTTATATTCTTTACCAAGAATGTAAGGGAATGTAGGTTGATTGAACTCATCAACAGTAACAAAATAACAATAAACTCCACCAGGATACAATTCGGGCGGATATTCAGGTGTGTTACATACTCTACCGTTTCCGACATCAAGATAGTTCTTATTAGCTGATGCGGAATCCGTTTCCAGATCCAAACCCGCTTCTGTTGTAATGTTGAGGTCGTCTTCAGTTACAAGTTCAAAACCAGCATCAGAAATACTTTGTGACTTCCAAACATAGTCTTCTACAAAGGATCCCATCGGATACTCGGATACAGACGGGGGATCTGTTCCTTCAGTGTTTCCTCCACCGGCAATGATGTTAGTACGGTTGGATGATAACTGATAACCACTCACAACGGGGGTCACACCCTCATCTGGACTAAAAGGGTTAGTCCAAGCATAAGGACCGTAAATTGGGTTACCGTCAAGAGCCCAACCTAGAATAGGAGAGTGTTTGTCTTCATCAGTGTCTCCGAGTTGATTTCTCAGAGTAGTAGGAGAACAAACATAGCCATAAGTGCTTCTTTCCTGATCCTCACTAGGATTTTGATACAAGAAACCATTATTGGAGTCAAACGACCAATTCGAGTTATTAATGACTTCCTGGTATCTATTAAACTGATAGAACTGAACAGTAGCTGTAACCTCAGCTCCTGAACCAATTGGGAAGGGAACAATACCAGTAGTGGCTGGATTGTAGTCAATTCCTGAGTCAATGATGTTGACAGAGGTAATTTGACCATTTGCAATGTTTGCCGTCAACAATGCACCTTTACCTCTGTTGGAATCATCAACAACAGATAAAACAGGAACATCTTGGTAATAATCACCACCAGTTACCACATCTACATTGACAATCCTTCCGTAGAGGTCAAAGTCCAAATTAAAGGTTGCACCCTCACCACTACTGATCCTAACGATAGGATCCTCTGTATAGTAGTCTCCAGGGATTGGAAGTGAGGTAGGAGTGATCTTAGTGATTCTACCGTCGGTTACAGTCGCCTTTGCTTCCGATTTCGCGGGTTCGATGACAACAGTCGGATTTACATAACCATTTCCTTCCTGAACAATGGTAAATGCTGCAATATTGCCTTGAATAATTTTTCTAGGAGCTGTACTACTGTAAGCAGGAACACCATCCACAAAAACACCAACCATGTTGGTTCCAGTGGACACAACAACTTCTCGCAACTCCACATCCAGTGGAATCACAAATGTCATATCATTTAGTTGTAAATTAGGACCAATTGACCCATCATTACTAAAAGCACCAATTGTGTTGTAAGGAAACCCAGAAGTTGAGATAAGTGAGTATTCTTTGTCGAAAAAGACGGCACTAACACCTGCAGTGGCGAAAGAAACATCTGTCATCTCCGGAGGGAAGGCAGCTTGAGTTACAAGTGCGTCACTACGGTTTTCAACGAAAGAAGTCAGGATTGGTTCTCTCGGATTGATTGCACCGGGTCCATTTACATAAACGTCATCACTTTTGAGGTGAAGTAGTCCGGGATCGACAATATCGATGCTATGTGCAAGTCCGAGAACCCAATTATAACTTTCATAGTTGATTCCATCTACTTTTGTCTTCAAACGAAGGAATCTTTGACCATAAACACTATTTCCTTCAATGTGATAGAATTTTACACCGAGATAACCTCTTGTGCAACCATAAAACTGGTTTTGTGACTTTGAGGTATAAGAGATGGCCTCATTCTCAATATAAATGACACCAGAGGCTGGAAATCCAATAGTTGACTCAACTGTGACTGTAGTTACATCTTCATCAATGTCTCTAGTCAATACCGTCTTTGGTGAAGCTTCGATTTCACCTTTTCTAGAGTCTTTTTGAAGTGTGAGCTCAAAATGTGTCTCATCTTCGAATGCATAGGAGATTGCATACTCAATAACAGCTCTGGAGAGCAATTCGATCTCTTCTTTGTCCTCTACAATCTTAGTTTCATAATAATCCAACTTTCCGTTCATAAATTGATCGGGAAGTAACAATCTGGAGTCTACCGGACAGAAAACTTGAGGAACAGGAACCACTCTCAAGATTTCAGGTTCTGCCCAGGTCGATGTTGATGGATTGATGACCCTATCACCAGGATATGACACATCAACGTCATTTTCGGCAAACAGGATCTTAAAAAGTGACTTTACACCAATTCTCGAACCTTTTGATTGAAAGAACTCCCTAATATGCTCTAGAAGTGTTCCGTGATTGATTTCAGGAGCAACTCTGTTAGCAGCAATCTCCGGTGCATAGCTTTCATAGATGGTATCCAACAATGAAGCCAAGAACATCACAGAAACGTTCTTTACAACCGCCGGAGTCAGGTGTTTATCAGCCTTTGTAGTGACATAAGTGCCTTTTGACACAAAGGTGGGCAAAATAACAGTTGCCGCCGCACCTCTTTCCAGGTCATAGAAGGTATTATCGATTTTTTGACGATATAGGATGATTTCATCGTCAATCCACAGAACACCGTTCTCTTCTGGGAAACCAAACCCACTTTCAAGTGTTAATTCGTTATCTGTTACTGAAATGTTCTCTGCAAGAACACCAAATTGGACAATATCATTCTTATAAGTGTTAAAGTCGCGATATCTTGTTAAGTTCTGTAGAATGTCCTGGCCGAAACCCATTCTCTCTTCACTTTCATCAGCTTTTGTCATAAAATTGACAAATTCTGAATATGTCTCGTTAATAAAATTAGGTAGGAGACTATCTACCTGGCTAGAGGGAGTTACAATTGTATTTTTAGTCATGAGCTCAGGAGATTCGTGTCAATTACTGCTGCGATCTTAGAATTATCAACATCAAGGTCCAAATACACAGATTTCTTAGCCACAACATCTTGTCCAAGTGGAAGTGCCCTTACTTGGATTTCATTTCCTGGTAAAACTGTAGATTTGAAGGTTACTGGCTCTCTGTATCCAATTTTTAACTCGCCAGTCTCATAATTGACGGTTCCGAAGATGTCATATTCGTATCTTTTCTCTCCCTCACTACCAATTCTATACAAAAGTAACTCTCCCTTTGTGTCATCCTCAAAATAATAGGTTTCTGGCCTCAATGCACCAGTTTCTATGTTATAAATCCTAAATCCTGTTGATCCAACAACAGGTGCAGCCGTGTTAATCTCCAAATGTTGGTCAAAACAGATCTCATAAGACGCTGGCGTGTCAGGAACGATCTGAAAGTCCTTTCTCATCACGATTTTTGTTGTATTTCGAGTAATTGCGTTCTCTGAAGCGTCAATTGCTGCCACAATTCTTGAAAAACGAGCGGCACCACCAAATTTATCGATAGCATCAGACACTGCCTGACTATCAAGGGTATGTTTTACTGAAGAAATGATGCCTGCATTATCTTTAATCGTCCTTTTGTCATCATAGAACACTGTAGTGTCAATTTCAAGGTAAAGAACCTCTGGATCGACGATAACAATCTCCAAAGATGCTACTCTGTAGTCCTGTAATGACTCAATAATAGCAGTTTTTGCTACGTTTGACAGTGATTCACCAGTATTTGGTTTGATTGAAACATAAACTCGACCATATTGTGGGATATCTAACTCCTGACCACCATAAACATAGACATCTTGAGCGGCAGGATAGACATTTTGAATCAAATTCCTGTAATCGGCGTTAGTAACAGCTCGATTCTGTGCTGAATAGAACTTCGAAGCTCTGAATTTAATGTCTTTTACACTTTCAATGTAAGCTCCACCGTTTGTAACAGAGGCAGACAGGATGTTTGCGTTCTTATTAACGATTTGACCACCAGATGAGATCGCTCTTCCGGTGTAAGAGAACGCTTTCTCGGACTGAATTCCATTTGCTAACGGTCCACTACTCACCACGTAGTAAACAAATATCTTTGCCCCGTCTTTTAACTTCTTACCGAACAGTCCATCACCAAAAACGAGTTCATAATACTTCTCATTACCCTCTTCAACCCAATAAACAGCGTCTTCTGCTGAGGTTGTAACCAAATTATTGGCCTGTTTATAGAAAGTTCTTGCTTCTTGATTTGGATTCTCTTGTACTTCGACACGAATCAGTGTTGTATCAACACCTTGGTTCTGTAAAACGAACTTTTGATCGAAATTTGAGGTGTCTACAGTGAATTCTGCATCCAAATATGTCCCTTCATAGACTGTGATGTTACTAAAAGTGCAACGACCACCTGTACTAACCGGTGCAGTCTGTGCATCAACAATGTTAAAGATAAAATTATCAGTTCCTGTAGCTGTAGTAAACAACATTCCAGGTTGAATGTCTAGAAATAGTGGGAAACCACTCGGAAATTCAGTCTGTGACAGTTGAAAATTGAATGTCACTTCACATTGTGCAGACCTTGCAGAGGTTGGAATGTAACCAACTGACTTGGCATTCGAAACTACATTGTCTCTAATGGTTGCAGAAGCGAGAAAACTCTCGTTTGCAATCATATTAGTAGAGTAGGCATTCAATTGTGCCTGATAAGCAATCAGATTAAGAATAACCTGTAGGTTACTCCCATCAAAATCATAATCAGTAAATTGTTTTGTACTTTTAAGGTAGTTGATGAGATTGAGTTTGATCTGCTCAAAGTCAACTTCCGTGAGTTGGATAGCGCCTGCCAATGTTATCGCTCTCTATTTTCTGTTATTTATAAGCTATCTCGTAGGCGTTAGGATGGTTTGAACAACGAATCTTTTAGCACTACCAACGATACGATATTTGACAGTTACCTCATAGGAATTAGCATCTGGATCAGCATCTACTGTTACTCCAAGGTCATCCAGAACTAATAGACCGCCAGCTTCAGTAAATGATTCTCTCTGATATGTCGATGTGTCTAACTCTTCCTGAGTAGGATTTGAAAATGTTACTCTTGGTTCACAATATAAAACAGCTCTTTCAATTTCTTGTGATAACAAACCAGCAGTTGAATCATCTACTAATTCAAATAGATAACGAGTTGCATTACTTCCTACATCACGATCAAACGGTACCTCACCAGGTAGGAACATAATAGCATTCTTAATTGCATTATTGATTGATCTCTCGTTTCTAATGACAGTAATGTCATCAGTTATTGGTGATGGCTTGAACGAAAGAGACAAGTCAACATAACTTTTGTCCTTTACGCCGAGTTCGATAGCCATAAAAAAATAGGAGCTTTACGCTCCTATTTATCAGTCATTTTCTGGAATTGGTCTTACCGGTGGAGGATTCAATTTAGCCGCTTGCCTCCATACTTGATCCCTTCCTCTACGTTCGGGAAGATTTTCATCATCTAGATTAATGTCTTCCTCAAAAGATGTTTCCTGGAGAAATTTACGATCAGCCACGTCCTTGACCTCTGTAGGGTTTACGCCGAGAGGAATTGCTCCTCCTTGAATATTTAGTGTTCTTTGAAGACCCCTGATAGGTCTTTTTATTGGTGGGGAGAATTTGCATGTCTCCCGATTTCGTGTAGATAACAGCCATTAATGATCCTCTAGTTTCTTGAGTCTGGTTTCGATTTCCTTGAGTTTAACGATAATCTCGTCTAATACATGAGTGATGTTTTCGTGATCTTTTGCACCGGGTCTACGATACATAAAATCTATTCTAGCAGGATCACTCATCTTTTGCCTCTTTCGGCGAAGGTAAACGACCATCCCAAATATAAGGGATAAGGATAGTTCTCGCAGCATCAGGACCGAACCTCAACCACATTGAGTAGAAGTCATCCCACCGTTTCCGATAGGAACGATAAGACTTTACATTCTCAAGTGTAATTACTGATAGTTCTTTCTGCAACTCTTCGTAACTACCTTTATAGATCTTTTCTAGTTTATACTTATCTTGAATCATAAAAAAAGAGAGGTAATCAACTTACCTCTCTATTATAACACATCAGACGCCTCGAAGCCTCTGACCAGCTTTATAAAGTGCTTGTCCAGTGCTTTGCTTACCAGGTGCTGCTCTCAGTGCACTACCAGGAGATGCTGCATTCTGGGCATCGAACTTCTTTTGAATAGCTGCATGTGTTCTAGCTGCATCTTCATTCAGAATGTCCTCAGTCATCATCTCTTCGATGTTAGCTAGGAATTCATCAGAAACATGTTGGTGAAGAATTTCAGCAGACACTTCATTGTTTGCATAACCTTCATCAACCAGATACTTAACTACATCAGCTTTAGTCAATGTAATGTCATGACTTGCTGCCAAGTTTGTCTTCTTACCAGCTGAAGCTTTTGGTGTCATGTTAGGCTTAGGACGACGAGGAGCATTGTTCATACCAGCCGCATTCATTGCGTCTCTCATTGGGAAATCACTTTCAGAAAGATCCTTGTCTTCTAATTTCTCAATTTCCTTTGTTTCATGTGCTTCACCTTTCTTACCTTCCTTTTTCT